CACCGAGGCAAACCTCAAAACCGTTACTGCCACAGCGAGTGGTATAGCTATGGATTTCCATGTCTGTGCAGGCTGCATCTTGAATACGAAAATAGGTGTGTCCGCCATGACCGGTATCGCCACCGCAATAACCGGTAGTTCCTGCCTCGACCTCTAAGATGTTGCAGTTGACCACATCTCTGCTATAGGTTGTGATTTCAGTTCCGTCCTTTAATATTCTTGAATTTTCTTTTACTTCGTACATGTTGTTAAACCTCCTCAAGATTTTCAGTGAAATAGCGCAGGCGGTAATTTTTCCACTTGGCTCGTTTGATTTCTGCTTCCATGCCAGGAGATATATGACCTCCAAAGACCCAGACTTCAGAACATTTGCTCATGATGGCATTTCCAAAGAAAAGGCCAAGTTCACGTTCTTTCGGGTCATTATCGTTCAAAAACTGTGGAAACAGCAGGTGTGGCGCGATGGGGATGTATCCTTGTTCCACTGCAAAGCGGCTGTAGGTCCTGGCAGCAACTACGTTCTTTTCGATGTCTCCGGCATAGGGAGAGCAGATATACACGATTGGTCTGAAGGCTCTTAGCGCACGGGTCTCGTTTTCGATTGAAGAAAGAGCACCGAAAGCAGTAGGGTCAGGATAGCCTTCGTTGTTGTATTTGCTTATTGACATGTCAGGTTCCTCCTTTCCGGATGGACATGGAAAAAGGACGCCCATCTCTAATATCCATTGGAGATGAACGTCTCATTTTGAAGAAAAACAGAAATGAAATTTTCTATCTCCACTATTAAATGGAGATGAGTTTGCCGTTTGGCCGAAAAAATCTAATCTTTTTTATAAAAAGGTGTCGTATAGCCATCGGCTCTTAAAAGCAGTCCCTTGGCCCAAGGTGGTGTGCGGCCCATTTGCTCACAAACTGCATCCAACGACATACTGGGATCCGCTTCGATGACAACTTCATCGTGAATATGCATGACGATAGAACAGCAGCGGAGTGTCTGCATAGCATAGCAGAGAATATCACGGGCAGTTGCCTGTACGATGTTCTCAACAAATTTCGGACCGTAGGAATCGAGTCGTTCCCACTTCTTGGTGCCGCCGATGCCTTCATAGGTGATACATTGGCCACCGAACTTATTGGTTCCAATCTTCGGTTTTACATACGCCAACTTTCTTCCTGATGGGAGAGTAATAAAGAGCATGCCACTCCTGCAGGAGAAGGTCAGTCCATATTCGGAAGTTGTGTGCTTGAACTTTACAGCTTCCATGACAGCATAGTCCACATCCCACCAAAACTTAACGATATTCGGATTAGACTGTCTCCATGCATCTACCAGCGGATGGAGTTCTTCTTCGGTGAGCCCCATATCCAGAGCGCCCATTGCTTTCAAGGCTCCGACTGAACCTCCATAGCCAAGGGCAAGTTCTGCAATCTTACCTTTTTGACGGAGGTGGCCATTGATACCGTGTTTTTCAACAGGAACTTTGAACATTTGCGATGCAGAGGCGCAGTAGATATCTCCGCCTTTGGCGAAGACATCTTGACGCCATTTTTCACCGGCAAACCATGCAATGACACGGGCCTCAATAGCAGAAAAGTCAGCCACCCAAAATTGTGCACCTTCTCTGGGAATAAAAGCAGTACGAATGAGCTGGGAAAGGGTATCTGGCACGTCTTCATAGAGAAGTTCCACAGCTTCAAAGTCACCGGAGCGCACTAGAGAGCGTGCCTCTGCAAGGTCCGATAGATGGTTTTGCGGCAGGTTCTGCAGCTGAATATTACGACCTGAGAATCTGCCGGTTCGATTGGCACCATAAAACTGGAACATGCCACGGGCACGACCATCTGCGCACACGGTCTTTTCCATTGCCTGATATTTACGGACGGACGACTTGGCCAGCTGCTGCCTTAAGGTGAGGACCTGCGAGAGCTTTGGAGAAGCAGATTTTAAGAGTTCTGCAACAGTTTTCTTGCCAAGGGTATCTGTCTGCAATCCATTATCTGAAAGCCATGCTTTCATTTGTTGGACGGAATTTGGATTTTCTAGCTGTGTGATTCCTTTCATTGTATCGACCAGTTGCGTTCTGGAGCGAGTATCCATTTCAATGGCAGCAGCAACAAGTTCCATGTCTAAGCGTACACCACGGTCATTGATTTCTTGGTCTTGATGGTATTCATCCCAGACTTGATCTGGAACGGGAAACTTTGCAAGCCTCTGCTGAATGCCCATTTCAGTCTCCACATCACGGACATTATATTTTTTGAACATGGCCCATTTATCCGGAGCATGGAAGGGGCGATTCCTTGTACGCTGCCCATTGGTCTTCGTGGGAGCACAAGGCTGGCAGAAGTACTTGATGAGGTCTTTTCCTTCTGAGAGCTTTCGCTTTTCCAAACCGAGAACAGCACCGACACCCTCCAATGAGAGTGGGAGCCCCATTGTGGCAGCCCAAATCATAGAGCAATGCCAGCTTTCTGGTTCCAGATATTCTCCGGTCGGGTAACCTAAGAAACGAGAAAGACAGATGCGTTCAAAAGCTGCATTGAATGCCCATTTGATGACAGATTCATCTTCCAGGGCGAGAAGGACTTCTTTTGGAATCTGTTCTCCGCAGGCAAGGTCAATCACTTGAACGGGCTGATTGTCTACGCTATAGGCAAAGAGTAAGATTTCAAAATTGGGAGACTCCACATAGCGATAGACGCCTGTTTTCTGAAGAGGCACATCACTGTAGGTCTCAATATCAATGCTAAGTGTTTTCATGAGATTGTCCTTTCTACAAAACAGGCAGCAGAGAAATCCCTGCCGTCTGCCGTGTTACTGTTTATCTTTATTTGATTTGTATTTATTGATGTCACGGCGGATGTGGTATACCGCATAGCGGATAAGATAGAGAATAATTTTCCCTACGTTATAAATGATGAAGCTATATACCGCTACAAAAAAGGTGTATGCGATGACATTAGCAATAAATAGATTTAAGATTTCTGCAAATTCATTCATAGATGGTCTCCTTTTGTCGAAAGATGTGCTGGCGGCAGCAAAACCACCGCCAGCAGGTTGATAGATTACTTAAAGTCCTTCATACGTTTTTCATGGTATTCGAGATCACGCTTGTCCTTTTCCTGTTCACGCTTTTCGCGTTTATGGTCATTGATGATACTCTGAATCATAGAGACTGCAGTAGCAAGGCCAACACATGCGAAGCAGCCGATACAGATATTTACAAGAATTGTGCTAATCATGATTGTTTCCATAGTTTGTCACCTCCGTTAGTTAAGAAAATCATCGTCGTCATCAGTTGCAAAGTCAGATTCAGCAGAAGCCTTACCACCAAGAGGCTCGCCATCACGAATCTTCTGCAGATTGTTAAGGCCGCATGCGATGCCCTTATTACCAGAGCTGTTGAAAGCATAGAAGCTGATGCTGGCACGACCGTAGACTCCAGAATAAACCTCAGAACGAGTGAGGATAGGATTGCGGTCTGCATCTACGATGCCCGGAGCAGAGGTTGCATTAGCATTCACGAAGTAGCTGCCAGCGTATGCAGGGTCATCCGGTCTTTCAAGGTCTCCGTCACGAAGAGGAGTCTTAAGTACGGAAAGTGCTGGTACGGACTTGCCGTTGCCCTTGAGCTTGGATTCGCCTTCACGGTAGGCTGCTTCGATAGCCGCTTCAATCTTAGCGACAGTCTTGGTGTCAGATTTTGGGATGATCAGGCTGACACTGTACTTCGGAGTACCACCGTTGATGGATTTCGGTTCCCAGACGTTGGCGTAGCTCCAGCGTGTGTTAGGACCGGTGATAACCTTCATGGGATTTGTCATTTTTGCATTTTTACTCATTGTCATATTCCTCCATAAAATCATTTTTTGCTGTGTTCATTGCCGGGCGTTTATCGCTCTCCGGCACAAGAGTAGGTTTGCCTTGTGGCTTTTCGATATAGGCTGCAAGGAGCTCTTCGAATCGAGCTTTGCCGAGCAGCTTCTGCATGGCCGTGATACCAAGCAGCTTCTTTTCGTAAGGGTCAAAACCAGCAGCTTCGACAGCTTTCGATACGGCGTCTTCGCTGGTGTATCTGCGGTTGGAGCGACCCTCGATTAGCTTCCAGCCGGTCCATTCTTTACCGCTGATTGCCTGCTGGAGTGCATACTCCTTGATGTCACCTGCCCAAGCGACCAGTTCGTCGACACGGGAGAGGATGACTTCGATTTCCGAATCCTCCAACAGTGGCGGCAGCTTGAAATCGTGCTGTGCGAGTAGAAGATTGGCTTCCGCTCTAGCTCGGCATTCATGCTTTGCTTTACAGAATCCGCACCATTCACCACATAGGAAGTTTCCGTCACCGGCAAAGGCAAGGTCTGCGGTAGGCTTCAGAACTTCATCAGCCCACTGATACAGGTCATCCTTGCTGACCTCGTAGCTAGAAACGTTCTGGCGTCTGGGTTGGTAGATGGTCATGCTGACCGTATCGATGTCGTAGATGTCATCAAAGAGTTCCAGTGCGCCAAGGGCATAGCACTTCATCTGCGGATTGTTCTCAGCGGATACGAGAATTCCAAGACCGTGTTTATAGTCAATCACGTGCATGGTGCCGTCGCTGATGAGAATGGCATCCGAGGTTCCGAAGCCTTGTTCCACCCATCAAGAGAAGTCCACTCGCTGTTCAATCAGAACAACAGGGTCGGAGCAGGTCTGTTTGGCCTCCTCCAAAAGCTCCATGATGAAGCTGGCATAGCCGGTAGCACAATCCTCCATCTCAGCGTTGTACCAGTCGAGATTCTCGGTAGGGTCTGTAGCTTCCATGCCGAGAGCCTTGCGGAGCTTGTACTCACAAAGGGAGTGGGCATCGGAGCCTTCTGCAGCATAGTTGCTGCCTTTATCCTCATAGGTTTCGCAGAGCCTTGCTGATGGTGGGCAGTGGAGCCAGCGGTCAGACGAGGATGCGGAGAGGATTGCATGTCCTTTAGGTGGCATATTAGAGCACCTCCGCTTCCCTAAGCAGGGCTTCATAATGTTTCGGGTCTACGAGTGACAACTTGCTTGCACCGTACTTTTTAAGAAGTTCTCGAATTTCAGCTGTGTGTCCGGCACGAGATTTATCAGCCAGAACAGCTCGAACCTCCTCAAGTGTCGGTGTAGGTTTCGTTTTCTTTTCCTGTTTAGCAGCAATATTTCTATTTTGCTGCTTATCATCAGTCGAAAACTGCTGTGTGAGCCTGTTTGCTACATCGTTAATAGCAGTGGCAGCATTTCTCAGATCTTCGATGGTCATAGCCATATCGTTCATTTTTGACATTTACTGTTCCTCCTTTCTCGGATTGTCTGTGTGCGGCGATGATTCTGAGATTCTTCGCCATTCTTGCGGATACCTGACTGATTGCAGTAAGAGTAGCAATCACTTCTGCGTCAGTGCCGCTTCGGTTGTGAAAAGTCCGATTCACGATGTTCACCTCGCTTTCTGTAGGTCGCTTTGTTTCGCCTTACACTACTCAATGGAGATGAGATGGCCGTTTGGCCGAAAAATATAAGGAATTTTTTTGAAAAGAAAAATCGTCCCCTGAAAAATCAGAGGACGACCATTCATATTAGATGTAGTCCTTAAGCTCGGAGCGGAGCTTCTGGAACAGCTTGTCCCTACGATATACAAAGGTATTGCGAGAGAGTCCCATTTCCTTGCCGCAGTCACGTTCAGATTTTCCCTGCATAATAAGCTGACAGATAAGACGACCTTCCGGGTCCAGTTCATTCAGCTTTGCATAGAGAGCGTGAAGAAGTTCTGCATCCTCTAATACTTCAGCGATAGCTGTAGACTCATCTGGCATATCATCAAGCCAGCTCTTTTCGTTTCCGTCACCGTCGCTAATGGTGTTGTCGAGAGAAAGCTGATCGCCAGCTTTGGCATAAGGACAGGTTAAGCAATCCATGTCGCATAAGTAGCGCTTGCTTGCAGGGCAGACACAGCGGCCATGCTCTTGCTGACGTTTGCGATAGGCGTTGATGTCACGATAGTAATTCGTATAGAATTCCTTGTTTACATCCACCCAGCTCTTGGATTCCTTGATGTAGATACGATACTCTTTACTCTGATTTGCATTGTTTGACATATAAAAACCTCCATCTTGTCAATCCGAGATGGAGGTTCCTTGATGCTACCGGCAAAAGGGCATAGTGGTACCACGGTCAGGAGAAATCTCCATCTCATGTGTGCCACCAGCCTTTCCAGCTGCTGGGAGCATTATATTCTGTTGTGTGGTCACTTCAGCACTGGAAAGCTGTCTGCGCAAACTGCTGAAGTGATTAATATAGGAAATGAATGAGTGAAATTATGTTGCTGTATCGCTGAATAGAAATTTGCGATGACAAACACAAATTTGACAAACGAAAAACTCTGTGATATACTTATTAAAGTGTGTATCTATATTCAGATGCGTTTTTCACTTCCTATGACTTAAGTATATAGGAAAGTGCATTTTTTACCGAACAACGCTGTACATGCTTATACACAGTTGTACACGCTTGATTCAAAATGGAGGTGTTTGGGATTGGCAAAAACTGAATTCGAAGTGTTTGCTCAAAAAATAGCAACGTATTTTCAAGGAGACCTGTCTCCGGAAGAATTTACGAGGACACTTTTTAAGAAAATTTATCTCAATCCCAATGGGGACACTCTGTTACATGACATGGAGCCTAGGACGCTGCGTGGCTATTTTTACGGAGAGCACAACATCACCACTTTGGCGAAGAAAATAAATAAGGACTTGGACTCTCAGTATTTTGAAGAATTTATCGATACAGAGACGGACGATACTATTAAAGGTTTATGCGCGGCATTTGCCGATGAGTGTCCCGGAATCGACAACGAAAACTTCAAAAATAAAATTGCAGAGAGATTTAAAGAGATTATTTGTAATGCAGCGACAACAAAGCGCAAGCGTAAGAAAACAACAGAACTTGTTCCTCAGTCTCAAGAAACAACAGTGGTTGCAACAATTTCGCCATCTATCAAAGAGCAATATGGAGCTCTGCTTGTGGCGGAAGAACGCAGTGTTTGTCCGAATGATGGCTGCAGCACACCGTTATTTGTGAATGTAGGAGGACAGCTCGGAGCAAATTATGAAGTGACATTTATTGACCCATCTGTACCAGAAACAAGAATGGAGAATTTAATTGCACTTTGTCCGGCTTGTCATAGCAAATACATCACAGGAAGAACAGATGAGCAGGTTCAGAGATTGTTACATATAAAAAAGAGCCTCGTAGATGACTACGAGGCGAAAGAGACTGTCTCTATGCAGAAGGTTGAAGATGGTATCCGCAAGGTGCTTGAGAAAATACCAAAAATGCAAGCACCAGCAAATATCGATTTGAATTATAATCCTGTGACATTAAGACAGAAGATTGCTACAGATAATTTGATGCTTTATCTCAAGGCAAAGACGAATGTGAATGTATATTACAGTGCAGTACAAGATGCATTCACTGAGTTGAACGCTGAAAGAATTCTTCGATATAAACCGTTTTGTCTTCAAGTCAGGATGACATATATGAACTTGAGCGATATGGGATTATCGCAGGATGAGATATTTGAAAAGATGGTTGATTGGTTACAAGATGCCACCCATGAGGATAGGAGCTCGTGTGAAGTGATAATTTCTTACTTCATACAGAAATGTGAGGTGTTCGATGCTATTGCCGAATAAGTTAATATCATACGACCAGAGCATCCTGCCTAAGTTTCCGGTTGTATTGAAAGAACTAAAAAACGGTCCTATGTCTGTGCATGACCTATATAAAAGAGTGATAAAGAAAATGTCTGGTGTTAGTGAGTTCATTGATACGCTAGATTGTTTGTATGCGCTTGGAAAAATAGAATTTGATGAAGAAGAGGAGGTGCTGCGCTATGTTGTATGAAATTGAATGTGAAAAATTCGCTAAAAAAGTCAATGGCCAGCTTGTTCCTCGTGGCCGCATTCAACTTCGTGAAGGTTTAAATACTGTGCTAGGTGATAAGGCTGCACAGAACTCAATTGGTAAGTCTACCTTCCTTCTTGTTGTTGACTTTTGCTTTGGTGGTGATGATTACATTAATCCTAAGATATGCAAGGCGAAAGAAAAGCTGCATTCGCATACCATTAACTTTGCTTTTAAGTTTGGAAATAGAATTGATTATTTTTGCAGAAGCACAAAAACGCCTTCTGAGATAGGTATCTGTGATTCTGATTATAAAGTACAGAGAACACAAACTCTGAAAGAATTCAAGGATTACCTGTTGGAGGCCTATGGTATAACAACTCCGTCAATTTCATTTAGAGAGATGGTAGGGCGTTTTCTGCGTATATATGGTAGAGAAAATTATGCAGAAAGATACCCTCTGAAATATGGCGATGTCAAGCCAGAAGCATCGATAGAAACCTTGGAGAAAATGTTTAATGTCTTTGCTTTTATTGAAGAATATAAGAGTGTTTATGATGATAAGAGCAAGCGCACCAAGGTGCGAGATGATGCCACAAAACTTGGTGAGATGACAAATGTCGCAAGGACCAAGAAGGAATATAACGCTAACGAAAAAGAAATAGAGCGTCTCAAAGCAGAATTGCAAAAACTGATGGACAGAGAAGATGCTGAATTATCCCAAGAAGAAACGGACAATCTGGATAAAGCATCTGAGATTAGAGGCCGGCTGACAGTTCTGAAAAGAAGACGCAGTAGACTTGTATCGCAACTAAATGCTGTAAAAGCAAATATGTCGGGAGGTCTTGTTCCAATTGAGGAAGATTTATCGGAGCTGTCCGAGTTCTTCCCTGACGTTGATGTTCAGAAATTATCTCAGATAGAACATTTCCATGATAAGATGCAGCGCATCCTTTCACAGGAAATGGGAGATGAAATAGCACAACTGCAGATATTAATTGATGCTATTTCGGCTGAAATGGTGAGGCTTCAAGAATCGCAAAGGAAACTTGGAATACCGGTGACGATCTCTAAAAAATTTATGGATAGGGTGGTTGAGGTTCAGCGTCAAATAGATATTTTAGTTGCAAAAAATAAAGGATATGACAAATCCGCCAAACTAAAAACAGAGAAAAAAGAAGCAAAAGTTCAACTTGAAGATGTCCGTGAAACACAGCTTCAGGCAGTTGAAACAAGTATCAATCAGGAAATGACTCGTCTAAACGATTATATCTATAATGGTGAACGCTATGCGCCTGCTATAAAATTTGGAAATTCCAGAAGTGGAAAGCCAACTTATGAATTTTGGACTGAGGACGATACTGGAGCAGGCACGAACTTCAAGGGATTAATTATTTTTGACCTTGCACTCTTACGGCTCACGGAGCTGCCGGTTATAGCACATGACTCTAATATTTTCAAAAATATTGCAGACTTGCCTATAGATAAAATCATGGAGCTATATAATCAGAGTAAAAAGCAGATTTTTATTGCATTTGATAAAGAAGATACATTTTATGATGTGACACGTGACATTGTCCATTCGACTAAGATTATTGAACTTCATGAAAATGGAGGAGAATTATTTGGATGGTCGTGGGCAAAGAAAGCAGCAAGAGAAAAACAGATTGCTACAGAAACTGATGTGATTGAAGAGTCATAATAAATGGAGGAACCGAATGCGTATCAGTTATAACCCGTTATGGAAAATGCTTATTGATAGGGGCATGAATAAAAAAGAACTGAGAGAACTTAGTGGGATCAGTACTGCATCAATGGCAAAGCTGGGGAAGGGAGACAATATTACCACAGATGTGCTTTTGAGAATATGTACGGCATTGAATTGTCAGATTAGTGATATTTTAGAGACTTTGCCAGATGAAGAAACTAAGAATAACGAAGAGTAAAATTCGTTAGGAGGATTTGGATGGAGCAAAATAACAAAGCAGCTCTACAGGCAGCAAGCCCATATAATGCTGCCGTAACAAGAGAACAATTTTTATTTTATGAGGTACGAACTACAGCCAAGTTGATTCACGAAGGATGTAACCATGAAGAAGTAGTAGAACGTATCGTTTCAGATAATTTATTTCAATATCCGACAGAAAAGTCGGTGAGAAAGATGGCACTTGCCTGTCTGAGAAGACTGGATGCCCTTGAGGATAATTCTCTGGTGGAGGCAATCGCAACACAACCGTCCGATGTGGCAAAGCAGATATGTCTGTATGCAATGATGAAACAGTACCGTTTGATTTGGGACTTTATGATTACTGTCATCGGTGAGAAGTACAGATTATCGGACACTACTTTCGGTAAGATAGATTTGAATAGCTATTTTCTGCGTTTGCAGGAACAGGATGATTGGGTGGCAACTTGGAGCGATTCTACAGTTACGAAGTTGAAGCAGGTCATTGCAAAGATGCTGGTGGAGAATGAGTATATCGATAGCATTAGAGCGACAAAGCTCAATCCGGTATGGCTCCATCCAGTGCTTGAGAATGCAATCCGTGAAAATGGAGATGAGATTGCACTTCCTGCATTCAATTGTTTTTCGTAAGGAGGTAGGCCTAAATGAGTGAATTAAAAGAAAGATTAGACAACCTCAGAGCCTTGATGCAGGAGCCGGAGTTTCTCGAAGGTAAAGGATTGAGCAATGAGGTGAATATAAGAATCTTCTGTTATGACCCATCCGATGAGATGATGGTCAGACACTTTATCGAGCAGATTATGACAGACCAGTCAATGAACTGTCACCTGATAGAACATAACTTATATGAAGTATTTCTTTCCATCTGTGAAGATAAGCGCATCGCAAAAACAATACCTGCGATGGAAGAGAAAAAAGGTAAAGAATTTATTCGAGACCAGATGAGCCGTATGGCCAATAATACAGCTTTTGTAAATAAGATGAAATATGAACCACATGAAGCTGGTGACGTACTTGTCATCACAGGAGTGGGAGATGCATTTCCGTTTATCAGAGTCCATGACCTGTTAAATGCGATGCAGCCAGAATTTCCAGATGTTCCGATTCTGGTGTTCTATCCGGGCAATTATGATGGCCGTGATGTGCAGCTTTTCAATCGCCTGAAGAAAAATCCTTACTACCGAGCTTTTAATGTGATTTAAGGAGGAACAGCAATGGTTATTGAACAATTATTCCAAGAGGATATTAATCGTAAAATCAATGGCGTCGTTAAAGTAGACCAAGATGCTACCGATGTTCTTGTTCAGGAATTGGATGAGTATGTCATCACTAGAGATTTGAAGAAGCACTTCATTACCTTCTTTAATAACTATGGAGAGTCCTTCCGTGAAGGCACTGCAGATATTGGTGTTTGGATTTCCGGTTTCTTTGGAAGTGGTAAATCTCACTTCCTGAAGATGCTCTCCTACCTGCTTGCTAATCAGGAGGTACAGGGTGTTCGCACAGTAGAAAGATTCCGTAAAAAGTTTGAGGATGACCCGGCAACATTCATGTTGATTGATTCCGTTACTAATCTTCATACGGACACAAACCTTTTCAATATCGATATTGAGGGTTCCATCAACAAGGACAAGACTGCTGTTCTTCGTGTTTTTGCAAAGATGTTCTATAACTACCTTGGTTTCTATGGAGAGAATCTTAAGGTAGCAAAGCTGGAGCAGTTCATCGAAAAGCGTGGAAAGACAGCAGAGTTCCGTCGTGTATTTGAGGAGAAAAATGGTGGTCCTTGGCTTGAGTCTAGAGATGCCTTCGCTTTCTTTGAAGACGATGTTGTTGATACATTGAAAGAGGTTCTCGGCATGAGCGAGGATGCTGCACGTAACTGGTTTAATGGAACCGAGACCGTAGAGACCAGCATCGCACAGCTTGTTTCTGAGATGAAAGACTATGTGGACAATAAGCCGGATGACTTCCGTTTGCTATTTATGGTCGATGAGGTTGGCCAGTATGTAGGTGGCGATACAGACCTTCTTATTAACTTGCAGTCTCTTGTTGAGAAAATCGGCAGTGAGTGCGGCGGTAAGATTTGGGTTGTTTGTACCGGTCAGGAAGCCATCGATGAAATCATCAAGGCTCGTGAAAATGAGTTTTCTCGTATTCAGGCCCGTTTCAAGACCAGACTTTCGCTGACTTCTTCTTCCGCAGACGAAGTTATCCAGAAACGTATTTTGAAGAAAAAGCCTGAAGTGGAACCGGCATTGGAACAGGTATATAGCCAGAATGATTCCGTTCTTCGTAACCTGTTCAGCTTTACTGATGCAATGTTGGACATTAAGGGATATACCGGTCCGCAGGACTTTGCCAGAAACTTCCCGTTCGTACCTTACCAGTTCATTATCATGCAGAAGGTATTTGCTGAAATCCGTAAACATGGTAACTCCGGTAAACACCTTTCCGGTGGTGAACGTTCAATGCTTTCCGGATTCCAAGAGGCAGCACAGAAGATTCAGGATAAGGACGAGTATGCACTGGCACCGTTCTATCTTTTCTACGATACCGTACATACATTCCTTGACAGTTCTATTCGTCGTGTTATTGAGCGTTGCCAGAAGGCAGCAGACAACGGTGATGGTATTGAGCAGCAGGATGTGGACGTATTGAAGCTTCTGTACCTTATTCGTTATGTCGATGATATTCCGGCTAACCTTGACAACATCGTAATCCTTATGGCCAATGATATCCGTCTGGATAAGATTACGATGAGAGAGACTGTACGTGGCAGTCTCGACCGTCTGCTTAGCCAGAACTACATCGGAAGAACTGGTGACACTTATAATTTCTTGACTGATGAAGAGCAGGATATTCAAAGAGACATTTACAAAAATACTCAGGTCGATACCTCTGCAATCGTGGAGCGTATTGGCCAGATGATTTTTGCTGATATTTATACAACAAAGAAATACCGTCACGGAAAGTACGATTTCCCATTTGATCAGATGGTAGACACAACAAGCATTGGTGCCGTAACCGGTGGTATGAGACTTCGCATCATGACGGTAGCAACAGACACTGTCGAGAAGAGCGAACTTCGTCTTATGACAGAGTCTAAGAATCAGGCGATCGTTGTACTTGCTGAAACACCATATTACGAGTCATTGGAAAAAGCAATGAAGGTACGTAAATATGTGAAGCAGCGTAATGTAGCGCAGCTTCCGAAGTCTGTGCAGGACATCATCCGCAATCATCAGGATGAGGCTACGAAGTACGAATCTTCCGCAGAGGAAGATTTGAAGAAGGCAATCATCGGTGCTGAGTTCTATGTGGATGGAGAGCATATAGAAATTAAGGGTGGCGATGCTAAGAGTAAGTTGGATCAAGCACTGGAATATTTAGTTACTCATGTTTATAGTGAACTTGGTCTTATTACAAAGAATGCAGATACAGACGCTGATATATTGGCAGTACTGCAGGGTGACCATCTGAATGGTGTTATGGCTGGCATGGAAGAAAACCATGACGCCGCAGTGAAAATGGAAGAATATTTGGAAATGCAGGACGCAAAAAAACTTCCTACTTCGATGGCAGATGTACAGAGCCGCTATCAGGCGATCCCTTATGGCTGGAAGGAAATCGACATTGCGGTTGTGGCTGCGATGCTGATTTACGACCAGAAGGTCACGATTAAGTACGGTGGCGAAACTATCCAGCCGGGTAATCCAAAACTTCCGGATATGCTTCGTAAGAAGAGTGAGATTGGCAGAACAAGCATCTCTAAGCGTCAGATCATTACGGCAACTAAGATGCGTGCTGTCAAAGAATTGCTGCGTGAATACTTCGATGTAATGGACGTACCGGATGATGAAGACGGGCTAGTTGGACATATTGTTGAGAAGTTTGAAGAACAGAAGTCTCATTATGAGAAGCTGAATGAACGTTATGAGGGTCATAAATATCCTGACCATCACCTTGTGACAAAAGCTCTCAGCTTAATGGAAAGTGTACTTTCTCAGCGTAAGGATAATACAGCTCTGATTGACAGACTTCTGAAGGAGGAAGACAGTCTCCTTGATAATAAGGATGACATGCAGAGCGTTGAAGGTTTCTTCAAGAATCAGGTGCAGGTGTTCGATGCAGCAGTTCGTATGGAAGCAGAGCTGAGAAACGACCTTTCTTATCTTCAGAAGGAAGATGAGGCAAATCAGGCACTGAATCAGATTCGTAAGATTACTGTAGTGGATGCCGGACAGAGTAGTGTTTACAGACGTATCCCAGAGTTAAACGGATTGATGGATACTGTTCGTGAGGGCCACGGAAGGCTTCTCGAAGCAAAACGAGCTGAGATCCTTGAAATCATCCGTCAGTGCTTGTCAGAAATCCATACTCTTGCCGGTGATGTTTATGATGCCAGAGCAATATCTGAGCGTGCAGATAAATTCTTTGATCAGCAGAAGACAAGAGTGGCAGAGCTGGAAAGCCTGCAGCTCCTCGATGGTCTGGTACCTCAGATGTGGGGATATAAGGATGACACAGTCGATAAAATCGATAGCATCGTTCATCCGAAAACTCCAGTTGCACCAACCGTCAAACCGAAAGAAGGTGGAGCAGTAACTCCTCCAGCTCCAAAGAAGGTTATCAAAAATGTATACCGTCAGGCTGCATTCCCTTCTAAGACTTTGGAAAGTCAGGAAGATATCGATGCCTATGTTGAACGAATGAGAGCGTACCTCACTGCAATGATGAAGGATTGCGACGGAATCAAATTAAGTTAAGGAGACCGTTATGAACAAGAATGCGATAAAAAAATTCGCCACGGAAGCTCGCAGGGAGTTAATCTCCCGTGTGGGCCAGAGGGCGTTGAAATACGGTATTTCCGATCAAGAAGTCGGAAATCCAAATGACGATAGCGTCAATGGGCATTTGCTTTCTTCTACCGAGAAGAAGCAGAGAGCTGCCTTAATTGCGCAGATTAAAGAAAAAGGATATGAGCAGGTTATGGAGGAGGTTGCCTACACATGGTTTAACCGTTTCTCCGCACTGCGTTTTATGGAGGTCAACGGCTACCTCCCTACCAGAGTGCGTGTTTTCACAGATGAAAACAATGCATTCAAGCCTCAGATTCTTACTGAGGCAATTCACATGGAGCTGGATGGACTCGATATGGAGAAAGTCTATGCTTACAAGGAAGCCAACGACAACGATGAATTGTATAAGTATCTTCTTATTATTCAGTGCAATGCTTTGAATAGCGTGCTTCCGGGTATGTTCCAGAAAATTGCTGACTACACCGAGCTTCTGTTCCCGGACAACCTCCTTCGTGAAGGCAGTGTCATTCAGCAGATGATTGAGCTGATACCAGAGGATGATTGGAAGGATGCCGTCCAGATCATCGGCTGGCTGTATCAGTATTATAACGCAGAGTTAAAATCACAAGCTGACAATGCTGTAAAGCAGGGTGGAAAGATTACCGGTGAAAACTTGCCCGAAAAGACGCAGATTTTTACACCGGACTGGATCGTCCGCTACATGGTGGAAAACAGCCTTGGTCGTTTGTGGGTGGAGGGACACCCGAATGACGAACTGAAATCCCAGTGGAAATATTATCTGGAAGAAGCCCAGCAGGAGCCGGACGTGCAGACGCAGCTTGCCGAGATACGCAAGGAATACGCCGCACTGACACCGGATCAGCTGAAAGTGATCGACCCCTGCTCCGGTTCCGGTCATATCCTTGCGTATATGTTCGATGTTCTGGTGCAGATTTATGAATCCTACGGCTATACCACCCGTGAAGCGGTGGCAAGCATTGTGGAGAACAATCTGTACGGTTTGGATATTGATGATCGTGCGGCACAGCTGGCTTACTTTGCGGGGATGATGAAAGCCCGCCAGTATGACCGTCGTTTCTTCAGCCGAAAAGATGAAGATGGAAATCCAAAAGTTTTACAGCCTCATGTGTATGCCATTGCGGAGAGCAACCATGTGGATTCGTTTGCATTGGAGTATTTCTGTGATGGCGATGCCAAGCGGAAAAAGGCGATGGACGCCATCATTAGCGAACTGCATGATGCAAAGGAATACGGATCTATTCTGACAGTAACTCAGCAGGACTGGTCTGCGTTGTATGACCGCTTTACGGAGATTACAGAGGACATCAATATGTCCCGTGAAACGGCATTGAGAGAATTATTGCCATTGGTGCAGACGGCGGAAGCACTGGCACAGAAGTATGATACGGTTGTAACAAATCCGCCTTATTTGGGATTGAGAAGTATCGGAGCTAAGACATTAGAGTATATTCAGACCAATTATTCTGATAGCAAGAATGATTTTTTTGCAGTGTTCATTGACAAGTGTATAAAGTTCACGAAAGCCTGCGGTAAAACTGCACTTGTTACTGCCGAAAGTTGGCTATCACTTTCGAGTTTTGAAAAGATTAGGTTGTCGGTACTTAAGACGACAACCATAAACAATATGTTGCACTTAGGAAACGGTGCATTTGATGCCGGATTTGGAACAGTAGCTTTTTCGTTGACGAAGCAGTTTATTCGTGAATATTGCGGAACATACTACAAACTTAATGATATCGAAGATCCCTTGTCAAAAGAAAACGCAGTAATAGAAAGAAACGCAACCGTTCAATACTTTTCTCGTCAAAGCGATTTTTCATATATACCAGGTGCGGCAGTCTCCTATTGGGTGAGTCAGAGACTCTTTGATTGCTTTACAAGATACACCTCCCTCGGAGATATTGCAGAACCAAGACAGGGACTAACTACTTGTGACAATGATCGTTTTATGCGCTTTTGGCATGAGGTTTGTTTCAACAACATTGCCTTTCAATGTAGTTCTACAGACGAGAGCGAATTTTTGCCTCAAAAATGGTATCCGTATAATAAGGGTGGAGAACCAAGAAAATGGTATGGCAACAACGAGTACATTGTAAATTGGCATAACGACGGAGCCGAAATAAAAACTTATGTAGCATCAAAGTACGTCAGCTATTCTCGAACCGTCAAGAATATTCCATATTACTTTAGAAAAGGGCTAACATGGTCTGCAATAGCGAAAAAATATGCAGTTCGTGCGTATAGTAAGGGGTTTATATTTGCAGATAAAGGTCAAGCCGTTTTTGTTGACGACAAATCCTATTATTATATTTGCGGATTGATGAATTCTAAATTCACTGATTCCGTGTTGGCAATAATATCTCCAACTCTCGATTTTAATTGTGGATATATTAAAAAAATCCCCGTTTGCCTAAATGAATCAAAATATGAAGTCGTCGCCTCGTTGGTAATAGATAGCATTCAACTTTCTCAACACGATTGGGATTCCTTTGAAACCTCTTGGGACTTCCAGCGACATCCATTGCTTCGCAAGGTTCCTACCATTGCCGAAGCCTTTACCCAGTGGCAGACGGCATGTGACGAGCGTTTCAATCAGCTGAAAGCCAATGAGGAAGAACTGAATCGTATTTTCATTGACATTTACGGCTTGCAGGGTGAGCTGACACCGGAAGTTGAGGATAAGGATGTTACTGTCCGCAAGGCTGACCTTGGCAGAGATATTCGCTCTTTCATTTCCTATGCGGTTGGCTGTATGTTTGGTCGTTATTCTCTGGATGTGGATGGACTTGCCTATGCAGGCGACGAATGGGATGATTCCAAGTATTCTTCTTTTGTAGCAGATAAGGACAACATTATTCCTATCAGTGATGACGAGTATTTTGAAGATGATATCGTTGGTCGTTTCGTTAAGTTTGTAGAAGTGGTGTATGGCAAAGACACTTTGCAAGAGAACCTGAAGTTTATCTCTGATGCACTTGGTGGTAAAGGACAGCCGCAAGAAGTTATCAGAAACTACTTCATGAACGGTTTCTATGTAGACCATTGCAAGATGTATCAGAAGCGTCCGATTTACTGGATGTTTGATTCCGGTAAAAAGAATGGCTTCAAGTGCTTGATTTATATGCATCGCTATCAGCCGGATACCATTGCCCGTATCCGTACCGATTATGTGCATGAACAGCAGGCTCGTTATCGTACTGCAATCGCTGATTTGGAGACACGTATTGCAAATGCATCTACAAGTGAAAGAGTTAAGCTGAATAAAAAACTTAAAACTCTGAATGACCAAGCCACAGAAATTCATACATACGAAGAAAAAATCCATCATTTAGCAGACCAGATGATTTCCATTGACCTTGATGATGGTGTAAAGAAGAACTATGCGATTTTCCAAGATGTCTTGGCGAAGATTAAATAAGGAGCTTCCTGTATAATTCAAGTATAGGGAATTCCAAGAAAGAAGGTTGAGAAAAAAATACCTCAGAGTAAAATAAGATTACTGACTTGCAGGTTAGTGAAAATCT